TGGTGCCCCACGTACCTGATTCGTCACCAGTGGCAATCTCTTTTAAGCGTAGGTCGTTGACGTAAGTTGCCATCTATTTTCTCCGACGTTTAGCAGTGGGCTTTTTCATAGAGGCCACATGCTTTTTCAATGTTTCAGCTTGTTTTTTATGAGTTTTAGAGGCTTTCTCTAGCCCCTTGATAATCTTTTTAACTTTGCGCGGCATTAAGCTACCTCTTCCCAATTTGGAGTCTGACTCGTGGATACACTTGAGTAACTTGGTGTCTGACTCGTAGATACACTTGAGTAACTTGGTGTCTGACTTGTCGATACACTGGAGTAACTTGGTGTCTGGCTCGTTGATATATTTAAGTAGTTTGGCGTTTGACTATCATCCACTAAGCCCCACACATTGACAATATTTGCTACGCCCGTTGCAAATACCCCTGTAACGCCAATAACAGTGTCAGCAACTGTTACATCACCAGCCGCTCCAGTGCCTGCAACACCCGTTGGAACAACCGTCTGACCCAACCCAATAGAGACTGTGCCTGCTGCTCCAGTGCCTGCAACGCCCGTTGGGGATACGTTCGCACCCGCTGTTGTAGTGACTGACCCAACTGCACTGGTGCCTTCAACGCCTGTTGTAGATACATTAGCATCTGCGGATACAGTGATTGTCGTAACTGCGCCAGTACCTGCAACACCCGTTGGGGATACATTAGCCCCTGCACTGACTGTAACCGACCCAACAGCGCCCGTACCCGCAACACCTGTGACCGAAGTGTTTGCGTTCCCGATAGCTGTAACCGACCCAACAGCGCCCGTGCCTGCGACACCCGTAATAGATACAGTGACGCCCGACCCTTCGATGATCGTGACGGAGCCGACTGACCCTGTTGCAGAAACACCTGTGATAGAAACAGTTGCGTCTGCGCTGACTGTGACTGTAGTGACCGCACCTGTGCCTGAGACACCTGTGATCTCAATAGGATCTGCTTGGCCCCACGGGCCTTCGCCCCAAGTACCTCTACCCCACCCATTAAGATCTGCCACATACTACTCGCTACGCAATGCGAATTATCGCGTTAGACGCATCCGCCGTTGGAAACTGAATAGTGAAATCACCAGCGGTGCTTGTCTTGTCCCCACCAAACGCCAACGTACAGACAGCTTTGTCTGACTGAGTATCGTTATAGATAAGAGCGCCGTTTGCAGTAATTGTGCTTGAGCTAAATGTAAGATCAGAAAAATCGCAAAATGCTGTAGTGCCTGACGTTGTAGGCGTAACGCTAGTCAATGCTGCACCAGCCGCTGTATATCCTGTACCAGATACCTCGTTAGACGTTGAATATGCAGTAGTGCTTGCGCCTAAAGAAGCAGAGCTTGTATACAAAGCTAGCTTAAACGTATTGCCAGAACTGGCAGTAAAGTTGTGCGTACCAACAAGGATCTCTTGCTTAAAGGATGTGCACATAGCTGTAGATATAGCCATTATAAACTCCTAAGTATGTCTGCCATGTCCTTATGACCTTGACGTTCTAGTTCTGCAATAAGTGTCGTCCTATCGCTTTTTATTGCTTCTTTTATGTAGTGCAAAACTGTAGCTCTGACCGCTTCTTTGAACGCTTCTGCTTGTTGCGCTATCACGGGATGACAACTGCCACCCACACTTACAATTCTACCTGCGGCAGCTTGTGCCCAAAACTCAGGGTCATGCCCCTTGTGTTCTGTGGTAGCAACAAGAACATTACCTACTTCCATTTGTGGAGCTTGTAAAACCATATAACTCCTTACTGCACCGCTAATCTGGCTTGACCAGAACGGTATGTGTCAGAACGTAGTTTCCCATCACCTAGAACTTTGAGTAATGCAAGTGATGTGTTGTACATCTCGTTATACATTGCCACCATATCAGGCTCACCTTTCATAAATCGTATGGCTTCTACTAACGTACCGTTCAGTAATACAGAGTCAAACTCGTCGCCTAAATATGTCGTGCTTGCCGTAACTATGGACTCTGGGTAATACCCATAGTGTAATTCGGTTGAAAAGTTACTATTTGGGGTAGGGCCAATAATAAAAGAATCATCGTTAAAGATAGCGTAATGCTTAGGCACTCCGGTGGTAGCTGCCACTGGATAGGCTTCCCTAATAAAGTTTACGTCTTTATTTAGTAGGTAAATGTAATTACTGCTACTATCTATTATTGCCAAACTGTACACATACAAGAAATCGCTAGGCACGGATAGGTACGTGTTACTAGCAGTCATAACCCCTGTTACGTTTTTACGTAGTGCTGGTATTTGCACGGAGTTATATATCTTTTGTTCAGCCTGTTTTGTAAACAAAGCAAGCTGGTCATCTGTAAACGTCAGTTCACAAATGTCTTGAACATTTGTTTTTAGCTCAGTGTAGTTCATTCTCTACGCCATAGGGCCACGAGCCATTGTGCCTTTTGTTGCAGCGCCAGTACCTCGGATCTTTATGCCGGTAGTCTTTACATCTTTCATGTCGGTTTGCGGTGCACCCTTAACAGGTTGTACACCTTTAACTTGAGCGAACTTCGGTGTTTTCATAAACGCCTCTAAGTTGTTGTTACCGTTACTGTTCCCACCTGACCTGTTGCTACTAAGTCATTAGGAGTTAAGCCAAAAGGATCATCACCCGCTCCTACAGGATTCCAACCCCACTGTATCTGTCTGCTACTGTTTACCCCCGATTCACCCAAACTTCTATCAGGACGTGGATCTCTAATAGCCTGCGGGTCATTTACTGGAAACTCACCAAGTTTTAACTGCGGGTGATCTGGATTCCAACACTCTGGGCACGCCTTTAAGTTTGTGTCCTGCCCTTTACGTATTACGTTCTTTAACTCACGTAGCTTATACTGAAAGCCGCAAATATCACACTCAGCAATAGCTATTTTGGCTGACGCAAAACGATTAGACATTAGTATGTCCTAGTAGCACGCGGTACAAACCGTGCCGCTGTTTTATCTCTATCTTCTGCCGCTGCTAGTGCAAACTGCTCGTTATACACCTCTTTTAGTAATGTTATACGAGGCGCTAGCTCTGGATCTTTCATAGCTATATGGTACGCCAATCCCGCAACTAAACAGGGTAAGAACCTAAAGTTCATATCAGCCGTTTCTACCCCGCTACCTGCGTCTTGGATACGGCGCATACGGTAGTACTTAAATATGTACTCGTTGTTCTTATCAGGCACAGGCCACACGTTGATCTTAGGGTTATCTCTAAGACGTTCTATGTAAACCTGTATTGGCCTGCCTTCTGTTAGTTTGTTGGGTATGGAGGCGTACGTGCTAACACTTATTCGGTTAATAGTCAGATCAGACTGGGCGTACTCATCGCCAGAGTTTGTGCGTATGACCTGCTCTAACAAATCAATGGTATCCGCAGGTAAGTCATATTGACTTGTGCCCTTAACCATCGTGACAGTGCCTTCATCAATCGTCCACAAATTGATACCACGGTTTTGCCACTCAATAGTCATCAAGTTCATGGAACGTCTGGCGGTGCGTAAATCATACCCAGAACGCATTTCACGACCTGCACGTTCCCACGCTTCTTCAGCGATCTCCGTGAAGTCCATATCAAATGCAGTTGTTCCAGATGTCGTCATGGTCTACTACCCTGTACGTATAGCGTTTTCTTCCTACGCTTATTCATCACCGCACCACAACCTTTGTGATTTGCGCGAATGGGGCCACCTTCGTTTTTTCTAACTATACGCCGACCTCTTGCGGAAGCGGGAGATGTGCGTACTTTAGCTTTCGGCGTGTTTGCTACTACGGTTTTACCTGTTGCCCCAGCTTTTTTCTTTTTGCGTGCTGTAGTGGCTCGTTCAGACTGACTCAAAGACTGTGCTTTAGCTTTAGGTAAGCAGCGGTCAGGGTTCTTTTTATCTTTCGACGTGCCGCATGGCCCTTTGATTTTGCCATCGGTGCCGATACGTACCCATTGCTGTTCTCGCCACTGTTTAAGCTGACCCATTACTTTACCTTTCGCGCTCTGCGTATGGCTTCTTTACCACGTTTAGCAATGCCTGCCTGCGTGTGTTTACCCGCTGCCTTAGCTCTTTGCTCCAGTACCGTAAGTATCTGTATTTTTCTGGCAAAAGGCTTGTTTACCTTTTTAACTTTAGCCACAGTATCACGAGCATCTTGAGCGGTTGCGTACTTTATAGACACCGTATCTCTAGGGTTCTCGTCCGTGTACAGTCTTCTACCGCTACCTTTTGGCTTCTTACCTGTGCCTACCTTCGGATCTTTTGCCATTACTTCTTCTTTTTCTTGCTGCCCTTAGCATAGTTAGGATCTTTGCAGTACTTAGAAGCTGCCATGTTTGCATAGGCAGACGGGTAAGTATCAAACGTACGTTTGGCCCACGCTTTGCCAGCCGGACAGATCTTGCCGCCCGACTTTACCTTACCGCCTGACTTGTAATACCTACGCATCAGTACATCTTCGCCTTACGTAAGCCTTTACGCTCTATACCGGCACCGCGAATTTTGGCTTTGCCTTTTTTCTTAGCTCCACCTACGGTGCCGCCCTTCCTAAAGCCTCCGGGTGGTTTTGGCTTTATACCCGGCATTGGAGGGTTGCTACCGGGAGGGGGAGCTGGCACAGGCTTTCCTACAACTGGCCCCGGCCCCGGCATAACAGGCATGGGCTTTTGCATGGGCGGTTTACCACCGGGAGGTGGCACGGGCTTCCCTGTTATCGGCCCCGGCTTCTTTCTCGGCATCGGTTTTTGTTTTGGATCAACCGGCAAACTTCCACCGGGAGATGTTATCGGCCCCGGTCTTCTCCTACGGGGAGGTTTAGGCATCTTTCTAGCCTTACCAAACTTTTTTAACGTCTTTTCCATTTTGCCTAAGTCAGGCTTTAGCTGAGGCGTTCTGGATCTCGTAGCTTTTGGTTTTCTAGTGACATCTTTCACAACATCTTCTGGTGAAAAGCCACGTTTACGTATGACATCCGCCACACGCCGCGCATTAGCTGACAAATTACGCCTTGGTGCCTTAGCTGCTTTACCCGCTCTACCCGCTCTACCTGCTCTACGTCTTTCACTCATAATGTTCTCCTAAAACATCTTAGCTGGGCGTACACCCTTACGAGCTATACCAGCGCCTCTTACTTTGCCACCTTTTGAGTAACCTTTAGATTTCATCTTGCCGCCAGCCATGTAACCTTTGGCTTTCATCTTGCCGCCAGCTTTCTTTTTAATGACCCCTCGACCTATTAAGATGTCTTTCTGTGTGACTTTTCCATCCTTATTAAGATCTGGAAATGACGACTTACCACCTCTCTTCATTCCTTTCGGTTTCATTTTGGTGGTCATCTTGCCGCCAGCCATATAACCTTTGGCTTTCATCTTGCCACCGGCTTTATAGCCTTTAGCCTTCATCTTGCCACCGGCTTTCATGCCTTTAGCTTTCATCTTGCCACCGGCTTTCATGCCTTTAGCTTTCATTTTTGACCGCATCATACCCCCGCCCATAGCTTTCTTGGGTGGGCGTTTTTTGTTTTTCTTCATGTAATTAGCGTAGGCTGTTAGACCTAAACCGCTTTCTTTCAAATTAGTTTTAGTGATGTTCATTCGTCCATCATCTAAATATAGGTTGTCACCTGTACCTATACGTTGTTTCGTAGGTGCAGCTACCTTAGATGTTGTAGGAGGTGTTTGCGGCTTTGCGGGACGCTTTGCCTTTGGGTCAGCAGCGTTAGCCAAACTAATTGCAGAAGGTCGCTTAGGCATTGGGCGGTCTTTCTTAACCTTAGCCATCATGGCGTCACGTTCTGCTTTTTGTTTCTTTTTACGTTTAGCTACAGCAGCGTCTATCTTAGCCTGTTCAACTTTTTTAGCTTTTGCTTTTTTAGCTGTTTCTTCTTTTCTTGCGGTAACAGGATTGCGCCTGTCTATTTTAATTACTGCATCACTATCTGCCCCACCAAAAATAGGTCTTTTTCTTTTGCCTGCACTCGCTACCGCTGAACGCCCACCTTTTCTAGTCGCCATCGTCTTGCTCCGCATATAAATTATCAAACACCTGATTCACGTCGAGCGTATAGTCCAGATCGGACTTGCTGTAGTGAATGTGTTGAGAAGGACGAAAATCTGGTGCGCCTTCCCCCGTTTCAAACCAAGCGGGATGTGTCACCCGCACCCTATTATTTGGTAGAGCTACAATATTACCCGTCCAATCACCGGCATCTAGTAACTCCATCACATGACTCTGCTTATGTTGTGCAGGGTCATCAGCAATCTCGTTGTTCGTATAGTCCACCGTGAACATATACTTTGCGGGATACATTTCACCATCTATCTTTGCTAGCCAAGGGCATGGTGTGGCTCTATCAAGCACGTACACTGCGTGATCCCTCGAACTGCAATCCCAAGGCTGTGCTGCCCATACAGGCATAGGTTCGGGCCACTCCTCGAAAGGGGTGTCTCCTACCAACGCTGTAATCGGCATCCTTGCCCACATTGCACCTCCATGCACATTGGGTTCGTCTTCTT